CGCCAATTGCATACCAAATCCTATATTCGCACGCCTTGCCGCACTTTTACTAGATTGCCTTGCGAGTTGACCTTGAAGTCGGTCTAATGTAGCTTGGTTCTGTAATCTCTGTGCTTTAACTTCACCCTCATAGCCAATTAAAAGATTCTCTAGTTCAAGTTCTCTGGCCTGTTCAAGATTAAGGTCAATCGCTACAGGGCTTCCAGCACCACCTGCTGCGCCAATGCCAGCTTGCAATCTACCTTTGATTCTTTCAGCTTCTTTTGCTTGCTGCATCTGGTCGAAACCAGAACGAATCTTCTCAGATTTTGCCTGCTGTTCAGCAACCTCGGCGTTATAATTAGCTATATTCTGCGCGGATTTACCCTCAACTCTCAAGCCCTGCGCGCCGCTTAATTGTTCAAATAAACCACTCATCTATATCACCTTTGCGTATAAATATCCATTGCTTCTATCTGGAAAACAATCCTTCATAATACCTTCCCTTTTAAAGCCTAAAAACTCTAGCATTTTAATTGCCTTTGGAAAGTCAACTCGCACCATTGCCTCTGCCCGCCAAACATTGTTCTTTTTTATTAACTCGTCCACCTTGCTCTGTATAGCACACAACGCCCTTAGTCCGTGTATGCCGTCCTTTTTACTATTAGCGGTTAATATCAACCATAACAGCCCTGTGCCTTTCCAGCGAACTTGTAGGCCGCCTACGGCTACTATCTGACCTTCGTATATAACGGTATAAGTATTATCATCCGGCACTTCCATATATTGATAATTCTTAATAGCACCCTCAAATGGATTTTGCTTAACATAATCTAAATCGGATTGAGTCGCTTTACGATATTCTATCATCTTCCCGTCTCATTTATTCTTGCCACAATCGCCCGCACCGTTAATGGTGTCGGGTCTGTTACACCACCTGTCTGGCTACTTGATATTAAAATACTGTCCTCAATACTATACCCGCCGTCTTGCGAAACTGGTATATCGCCAGTAAACAATCCGTCAATCTCGCTGTTGTTTTTAAGGTCTGGTCTTGTTAAATCAATGTTGTGCATATTAGTAGATATGTTGCCGGTTCTTATATTGTCAGAGTCAAGTACGCTTAATACCAATTCTGGAATATTTTTAATAGTTCCATGCGATGAACCCCTATTAGTTTCGTTATCAAGTCTCATTGGTTTAAGGTACGGAGTAAACGGTAGTCCGGCATGAACCTTTGACGCAGCAGTTGTTAAAGTTATTGCTCCACTTACCACGACTTGTGGCGTTACAACCGCGCCATCAGCAAGAATAGCTACCGTTTCACCTTCGTGGTGGTCAAGTCCTGTAATACTTGTCGTTGCAACGCCGTCATAAAATACACCACAGTCAACAAAGTGGGCATCATCTTCATCGGTCAGTCGTCTTGGATTCATTCTCTCAATACAGTTTACATCTGTTTCGCCACCTATATCTCTTTCGACCGATAGCCAAACCTCATCCTCGTAAGTGCCAGGTATAACACATCCAGACCTAACATTTCCAGTTGTTGGGTGTGGGGCATAAGCTAATACGTTCTGGTCTCTTTGGTAAGTAAAAGAATGAAGTGTACCGTCTGTCATACCAAACCAGATAATAGATTCTGGATTCTTCTGCCATGCAAGCCATGTAATTGTAGATGTTGCAGTGAAGTGTTCTGCTAGTACGGTAATCTCGTTAGAAACATACTTTTGCTGTTCTGTATTATATCCATACTCCATTAGTTTCTTCTGGTTGAAATCGATATAGATAAGAGCATTGTTTATCTTTACGCATTGAATATTCGCAGAACCAAGGCCGGATTGTTCATCTATTGTGAAGTTTTTCGGAGTAAGTACCGTTCCAACCTTGTTGCTCTGTAATGTCCAAGGGTTTCCAGTAGTGCCATATACGATAGTTTTATCTACAGTATCAACCCACATTATCTCGTTACCAGTGGTAAGCGATATTGTGAACGCATCATTATCGAATAGTCCTGTATCGAAATTCTCATAGTCACCAACCTTACTCTGCCAGCCAGACCGCCTACCACCATATAGGCATCTGTCGGCAAAGAACCCTACGCCCTTAGGATAGCCCTGTACGCCGCTCCACGCTCCCTCTGCCCACCTTAAAGTCGTATCGGCACTTGTTCCCCCTATTAAGGAAAGAACGGTACAGACGGCAACTGTGGTGCTTGTGATAGAGTCTATACGGACGATACCTACTGTAGTGCTTGTATTAGCGGTAATATCCGCACCAAATGCAGCGTTCATGCCGGATTCGGTTATGAATTTTAGCTTAACGTTATATTCTCGCTCTGTTCCAGAGTATTGTACATTACGGTCGTTGTCTGATATGAATGTCCGAAAGGTTTCATAGTTATTACTTCCCTGTTTTCTTAATATCCTGACCGTTCCTGTCCATGTCCCGTGAGTATTAAACGACCAGTTTCCCTTAACATCCAACGCATCGCTTCCATCAGTATCTAAATCGCCACCACCCCAATTATCTCCGGTATCAGATATTTTGGCATCTGTAAGACTTCTTGGATGGGTTAATTGATACAGCGCATCAACATGGCCAGATTCAAAATGGGCAGCCGAACAAGTAAGCGTTCCCACTGCATCTGCCGTTAAAGTTCCGGTGTACTTCATAGTAACATCGTCGTCTTCTGCAATGTCATTTCTGACTAAGAACGGGCCTTTTGTAAATGTTATAACATCAAGCGAAAAAGTGGTAGTAGTCGTGCGAGTTAGTTTTCTCGGTTTATAGTCATTGTGAGTAATCCATATCGTATCGCCGATTTGCTCATAGTCTAGTTCTGGTAAGTCTGCTTCAAGGTATGGTGTCTCTATCGGCGCACCGTCCCCGTCAAGTAATGCTCCATCATAATAGAAACTCATGTAGAGATTTCCCATCTCTATTGAATATGCTATTGTGGACGAATATTTAAAGGGAACCATTCTTGTTGCCATAATTGCGACTTTCGTTTATACTATACTAATTCACACTTCTTGATGTTTCATACCAATTCGTTCCATTAGAAATAAGATTGATTGTGTCGTCTGGAGTGTAAGCTAATGTCCCTGCTATTTTGAGATTATTCCCATCCACGAGTCCGTTAGTTGCTTTTGTTCCTGAAAACAGCAATGAGATAGTTCTACCCTTATTTTTGTTTCCGGAGGTTATTGTTGTGATGTCAGCCGTTCCGGTTACTGTAAACATGCTACCGAAAAGCGGTATCTCAATAGTTGCTGAACTCGCTATATCAGAACCAATGCCAGAGCCATGATTAAACTTCGTTCTTATACCAATATCGGTATATGGGTCTGCTGTGTTCAGATAGTAATATGATAAAATTTCATTATCAATCGCACCTGCCCTTACAGAAATACCTCTAACTTGCCAAGTACTAGAGTCCTGGACTATGACATTAAGTTTATTGCCTGTGGCAGCATAATTAGCACCTATATCTACTGCATAACTCGCACCTTGAACTCCGGTTAAACCATCTGTTATAGATGTGTGGTTAATAAAATTATAATTACCATCAAGAAGTAATCCCATCTTCCCGCAATTCCTTGTAGTTAAATTTATAATATTACCAGACGGGACATTAGCAGCCGTTGCGTTTCCAACTACATGAAATCCTCTTCCAGTAACGTCTTGAATGTTCAAGTTTAAAGTGGAGTTTCTGCAATTTACCGAAATAGATGCTCCGTTATCAGTGCAACCATCAAATACTGATATATCGAAAATATTGCTATAGCTTTCGTTTACAGATTGATTTTGATAAACAAGTCCTTGCGATGTTGCGTTATATGCAGAACCTTGAAAATAATTATTCCAGCAATTGTCCAAGACTTTAAGACCCAAATAACAATCTTTAGTAGTTATTCCTGTATAAGATGAATACTTAGAACTGTTCATCTCCCATCCAGCGGTTCCCTGTACCGAGTTTCCACAATCTTCGATATAGAAACCTACACCTGTATTGTAATTTGAATCTATAACAGTCCCAAATCCGCCTTGATGGCAATCGACAGCAGCTATATCATAAAAATAAGAATAACTTATTTTTGTTGTAATCATGCCCCATCCATAAATATCACTAGCCTTTTTTGAAACTGTTCCTTTGTTGCCGTCAAATGTAATACCACCAACAATAATGTTTGTGTACGCCGTTGCGATATTGCCAGAAGCCGTATCACCTACTTCAAGAACTATCGGGGCGTCGTTGGCTTGAGTGTCATGTAATTTTATGGTAGTTACAGCAGAACCAGCACCAATAAAGCCAGTGCTATTACCTCTTATATTAAGAGCAGCACTAACTGAATCGGTATCGCCTGAAACCAAATACGTTCCCGCTGGCAAAAACACAGTCCCATTCGCCGCTTCTGCTGCATCAATGGCATCTTGTATAGCTTCAGTGTCATCAGTTGAGCCATCACCTTTAGCACCATAAGCTCTAACATCAATCCAACCTTGCCCTTTTCGGAGATAATTGTTTAAATCCGTTCCCCAAGTATTAAAGTTATTGCCTTGTACTGGTATTTCATTTGCCATTTCTATCACCTTTTAACGTATAAGCGTAATCTATAAAATTAACTATCCCATCGCTATTGAAATCAGTTCTGTTAAAATTCAAATCTAAGTACCTCCATAATTACCTACTCCATAATAGCCAATACCATAAGCGCTCGAAGCAAGCGATATAAGTTCAGTTCCAGGTCTTTTCGTGGCATTACCAAATACATCAGGAATCATATTATCCAGTTGTCTGCATCCACTTACATATTTTTCCGTGTCTACCCTGGCATCTATCTTTGGAGTGAATTGACCGCCGTTAAAATTTATTATTGCTGTTTTCATGAGTATGTTCCATCAGCATTACTAATTACAATAAGTTCAGTACCAGGTCTTTTAGTAGCATTACCAAATACATCAGGAATCATATTATCCAGTTGTCTGCATCCACTTACATACTTCTCAATATCAGAACGAGCATCGACCCCTGGTGTTACCGCACCTGAATTAAAATTTACAATCGCTAGTTTGCTCATACTCTTATCGTTTCGTCAATTACTGAAACACCCGGAGTTAATGTTTCGTCGTAGGAATTATTGACCGTTGTATTCGTTATGTTTATTGTTCCAAGCGTTATCTCACTTACGCCATTCCAGAATATCTCACCTTGCGCAATGGCTATATCGTCGTCAGCGTCAATAGCACCTGCCTGATACATTATCTGTACCCTGTACGTCTGTTGAGTTGTGCTTGTTATGGCAGCAGGAAAGTCAACGGAATAATAATCACTGTCAACCTGATTCGCTAATACAACGTCGTATTTATCTATATCGGTATCCGTATAGGTATCCCATGTGCTATCGGTATTGTTCCATACCTTATCGTCAGACGCTCGCCATATCAGAGCATAGAGAGTGTTCCCTTCTTCGTAGCTATGGTAGATTTCGTTTGCTATTTGCTCTCTCCTTAAAATCAACCTAATGTTTTTTTGCGTCCAGTAGATTTTGGTGTCAGATTACCGACAAGAAACGCCTTACTTGCACCAGACCTTTTCTGTTGTTCTCTTATTGCAAACTCTTCCGCCTCATCACTGACCACCGGAACAGGAGGTGGGTCAGGAACAGGAGGCGGTTTTACTTCTTTTGGTTTACCACCAAATAGACCGCCCATAATTTATCCTCACAATTATTTTAATTTTTATTGCTATATTCCAATCAATCTGCTACAATGTAACGAACTGCCCAAGAATCGGGCTTGTATGACCCTAAACACGGATTTTTGAATAAGGGAAAAACTATGTTTGATAAAATTAAAACCAAAAAATGCTGTATCTGCAAGAAAACCAAACCATTGACTGAGTTTTATAAAAACATTAAACGCAAAGATGGCTATCAAACATACTGCAAAATTTGCGATAGAGATTACAAAAGAAAATATGTCAATACCCCAAAGGCAAAAGCCAGAATTAAAAAGTATAACAAGAGTGAACATGGCAAGAAAATAGTCAAGAAAACAAGTATTGCTTATAGAAAAAGACACCGAATTAAACTTTGCGAACAGAAAAAAGCCTACCATAATCAATACCCAGAAAAGACTCATGCCAAGAACAAGGTAAATATCGCAATAAAAAAAGGCAATATGAGACCCGCTACTGAGTTCAAGTGTACTTATTGCGATAAACAGGCAGACAGATACCATCACCATCTCGGATATGAAGAAAAACACGTCCTTGATGTTGAACCGGTTTGTTGTAGTTGCCATACTGTTATACATAATAAGTTATCTCAATAATACCTGCTGTTATTCCAATCGGAACTACCTGAGTTATTTCCTTCTTGACTTCCAACTGAATTTGCCTCTTTGGTTAGTTCTTTAATTTCTTCTTTCAAATCTTCTCTTAGCGAAGCCGTACCTTGGCCAAAACCTGCTAAAGAGAGTAGTTTCTTGGCAAGTAAGGCAATAAAAAGTTCCATAAATAACGCATCCCATTTGGTTGTAGTGTCTATGGTATCAATATACACAATATCAACTTCTGTATCGTTTGTCAGAATAGTATTTGTCTCAAGAACCCATGTGTCTGCTGGTTTGTTTGAGCGTGGATAAGTGTACGAACCGTACCAGTTCCAGTTTACATTGCTTGTATTTATCGTTTGGTTCTCGATAAGCCTTAAAGAGTTTGCAGGTATGTCGTAACTGTACCCGAACACATTCGTAGGCTTGGTCGTAGTAACTATCCAATATGTCTCCCATGTCGCACCAGTGCCAGGCTCATCGTCTGTATCGCCCGATGTATGAGTTAAGATACACTGATACAATACAGCATCATTCACTACCGTTTCACCCAATGCGTAGTCTGTTGCAGTCGCCCAGTCATCCACCGTAGAGACCAATACCCACTTAACGGCAGCGAGGTCTGTAGCAAAAACGTCTGATGTATGGGCAGTAGCACATTTGTAAAGTAACGCACTCTGCCATACATATTGGTCAGTAGTGTAAATAGTATCTGTCAGCCATCCACTTACAAGTCTTAATCTTGTTTTAGCAAATGGCCATTCGTAACTGCGCAATAGTGAATCTCTTGTCTGGTCGAAGTGACGTAAACACTTAATACTTTCATTGCTTGTCACATCACCAAATGTAAATGACGTTGCACCTATCTTATCCAGTGACTTGTTACATATATCAACTTCTGCCGATGTAAGTGCCATTAGTGTTTCACCTTAACTTGAAATTCTAATTCCGCATTACCATCTGCATTTACTAACCATGCAAGAGACGTAGCTTGAGCCTGAGTCAAGTGAAGTTTGTGGATAAACAAAGTATCTCCATTTGTCCTTGTCTTAAACTCAATAGCATCTGGTTTAGTACAGAAAATTACTTCTTCTTCAATTTCTGCCATGATTTACTCCTTATGCTGTAAAACCTTCTACATACAAAGCGTACGCACCGCCAGCAGTTACATTAAGAGCCTGACTGACTGTTAATTTAATTGGTCTCGTAAAATCTATAGATACAATCGTTCCACCAGCAGCAAGAAAAGTGTATGGGCCAAGCAATGCCGTAGTAGAATCATTGAGTACCACCGTCTGGGCAACAGCACAGTTTATAACTAATTTTGTTACATACAAACTCTTGCCGGTTACAGCGGCTTTGACTTCTGAATTAGATGCCGAGTCGGTCTCTGTAGCATTTACGGCCCAATAAGCTCTTGCAAGCGGAGCTTGAGTTATAGTAAGTGCTGTTACAACTATATCTGCCATAATTTATCTCCTTATAGTCCATAAAGTTTCTGATTGTCATAAGTAGATGCAGTGCTATGACCAGCTACGGCTTGGTCTTGTCCTGGATATGTTGCAGTATTAAATACAACTGTTTTCTTTGCGAAAGTATTCGCATTATCGAGGTCTGTACCAGTAACACCAGGTAACTGAACGTCGGTATATGCCGTTGCAGTAGTAACTAAAGCATCGTCATAACATCCCGCTTCCGTTGTACCAACGCAAAGTTCGACGTTTACAGCCGCAAATTCCTCTACGTATCCTATAAAATCTTTTTTTGTCATTGCTTCTATCGTCTGGTCTGAGTTGTTCAGTATATACCGAACAAACGCCCAAAACATATCAACTGCCGCTGCTGTTCCCATAATAAATCTCCTTTACTTGTGTCCAAAAATTCTTTCGTAATTTTCACGATACTTTTTCATATTGCAGGGTCGAGGTACATCCCCCTTACCTGCACCGTTATTCCTGCTAATCTTTGGTTGCCCGTCTCGGTCTGTATAACCGGCTTTATATGTTCTGTGATTTATCTCCTGTTGCACATCTTTTTTGTCTGCGTTCCAAGGAATAAATTCACCAGCATCACCTTTTGCCCGTTCTATGATTTCCAAAGCATCAACCTTTCAAAAATGTCTGTCCAACGAGACTGTTCATAACGAAAACGGCCACATACCTTGCACTTGCGCACCATTCTACCATTCCGTTCTTTTGGAAAGACCATATATGAACCACATTTACATTGCGGGTTTATGCTTCTTATTTCTCCTTGCATTCTTTTTCCTTTGGCTTTGGTGGAACATAAACATAGCGATTTGTTTCTTTTTTTTCTTTTTTTTCCTTTGCCATTTTGGCACCTTTCTTAAAAGTAAGGCAGGTGGCCGTTAAGCCACCCACCTTTAGTTAAACCTATGTACTGCATTGAAGCATAATCAACGGTCCATAAGCAGCAGAACTACCAGTCATAATACAACCGGCTCTCTGCGCAGCTTCTTTTGTAGCCCACTTATAGAGAGTAGCGTTGCTGCCCCACACCAGTTCTCGTGTATCTGCGCCAGGCGCACCAACATTTTCGCCGCCACTAACTACACACGGACCCCAGGTTTGTACCCAACCCTTATACCCAGCCGCTTGGCTGCGTGCCGGAATACCAGCCCAAAAAGCATAACTATCAGTCGCATGGGTCAATTCACGGTATGGGTTCTCAAAGACTTCAACGGCATCCGACGTTAATAATTTCACGGGCAAGTTACCATCAAGATATATATCAGTAGTCGTTGTAGTATTACTGTTGCCAAGAATACCATAGTTGAGGTTGTCTTCCAGTCCTGCTGTTGAACTTTTGTCGTAAATTATCAGGTAACTACCAGCAAGGTCGTCCTCTGCTCTGCTGCCAAGAGTTACTATGATATGGTTTTGACCTGCCTCAGCATCAACTGGCAATACTACATAAGTAACAGCAGCAACTTCGGCATTTCCAGCACCGTGATAAGAAGAAACACCAGCAACGGCATTGAAATATTTATAAACTCTACCGTCCCAAGTGGTGTAGCGAGTTCCATAAACATATCTCTGCGTGGCATCTGTTGAACGAATACCAAGCAAATTATCGCTACCAAAGTCATGCGGTAAAGCAGGCCACTCAATAGGATTAAATGGTTTTGTCAAATATTTACTCATAATTTAAATCCTTTCAATTAAGCGGTGTCGAGTGTAATACCGACAACTGCGGGGCCTTCTACTCTGGTTGCGCCAATACTAAGCGTAGAAAATACTTGAGTACTGTTTAGCAGGTCGGGACGAAGGTCGATTGAAACTGTCGGCTCTTCGGCGACTGCAAGCACGATTGCGTCTTGCGCATAAGCATAACACTTTGTTGCACCTGTATCGGTATCATCAGCAACAAGCCTTGTGGACTTGATGAATTTGAAACCCATAAAGGTATCAATCTGACCCTGTGCCAACGCTTTAACTGTATTATAATCCGCACTCTTAACCTCTGTGGTATTCAACAGTTGGTTAATATTGTAAGGATTACAAAGGAAATAACGCTGTCTCTCATCGTCTATCTCGGCATCGTCAAGAAGTTGTTTGCAGGTAAGCAGTTTTGCAATAGTAAGTGAAGTTTCGGTCGTATTCGACCAGTCTGACCCTGCTGTTGCAATAGTTCCATCTGATTCGATAAGACGACATTCACCAACATCATAGTTGTTAATTGTAGTTGCACCAGTATGACCACCTCTGGTAGTACCGCCAAGAGCAGTAATTACCACATCATCAATCTGACGATTAAGTGAGAATACCTGGTTCTGTGCATAGGGTGATTGCGGGTCGATAAGCATTTTTAGCTTATCAGGCTTATCAATTATATCGGCGGGAACTACATAGTCCACCATCAATAACTGACGCCTTGTGTGGTCGGCATCGGAGATAGGAGTAACACCGTGACGTGCGCCACGTGGCTGTGCATCCTTTGGCCCAAGCCTTTCCACAAACATTGTATCGCCTGTCACTGACTCAGGTCGGCAAGTCATTCTTAACTTCGCAGGCTTCTGCTGCGAGAGCATAAGAATATTGGCCTTAACCTGGTCAACAAAAGCAATGGGTATCTGTGCTGACATTGTTGTACCTTTCATAAAAGTTGTAATTTAACAGATTGGTAGTCTGAAAAAATCAGGCCAATTCCTACCGATGCTTCGGCTGGAGGACAGGTTACTGTCGTCTTTGGGCCTTCCTTTACGAAAGGTAATCCACTACATCCCTATCTACGGCCTATCAGGTAGTCGCAGTTTCGGGTTTTTGTAATTTTCTTATTGCCATTATCTTTTCGGCAATCTTCATTCTTTCTTTTTGCGTACCTTTGGTGTATAGCGGGTCAGCCATTAAAGCGGCAATCTGGTCGTCTAAATCACTCGGTGTTGGTATCGCTGAAAAACTCGGCGGTTTGCCCTCTGAAAACTTCTCGCCAAGATTTACTAAAAGCCTTATAGCATTCGGGTCTTCTCTTAAATACGCAAGACTCTCTTTCATTGTCTCATCACCATTTATACCCTCTTCAAATGCTATATCGCCAAGATGCAGCTTCTGGTCGAAAGCTGCGCCGTATTCTGTGGACAACTTACCAACAAGTTCTGCCTTTACAGCTTCTTTCGCCTGTTCTATTGCTTGAAAATCAGCTTGCATATCCTGTGCGTAAGCGTTAATAAGAGTAGTCGCAGCCTTTTGACTTACACCACCTTTGAATAAACGCTCTTTCCATTGTTCCATGCGGGCTTCAGGAAAAATCTTAATTGCCAATTCTTCAGGAAATCCTTCTGGTGGTTTTAAATTATAATCAGCGACAGTTTCAGGTCTCCCACCGGCTTTATGGTACTCTTGCCATTCGCTTTCGGATGAAGCATCGGTTGGGACGGCTATCACATCTTTACCAACCATCTTTTTTGTATTCACAAAAGACTTTGCCAAATCTCCAACGCTCTTAAACGAAAGAAGACTCTTTTCTTCTCGCAAGTCCTCGTCAAGCGTTCCCTGCCAACCCTCATTTAATACACCGTCAGTTCCAAAATAAACCGGAGGAGCGGCAGGTGGAACAACCGGAGGCGTAACTGGAGATTCTACTGGGGGTGTTACAATAGGTTCGTCAACCATATTACACTCTCCTCTCGAACTGCTTCATATTTCGTGGTGCGTCCAGATACTTAATCGCAGTTGATTTTCTTAGCTGAATTGTAAATGTCTCTGTTCTTACATTTGGATTGTTCTCGGCGAATACCAGAGCATCTTCAGGGTCTTGGCAGAAATATGGCGCACGGCCAATTTCTACATACAATACAACACCATCCTTCTTCACTATTTCGCCTTTAGATTGATTCTTCTCTGGTGGATGCCGCCTTGGCTCCTTAGTAGCGTCATAGGCGATAATCTCGACAACTTCCACACAACCTCGTGCAACATTTTCCTCCTGCTCAATTTCACGATACATTGTTGGGGCCTTGGTAGTCTCTTTCGAGGTCTCGGCTAATCCTTGATTTGACATTTTATTTCCTTTCTTAATCTAAGTTATCTTCCAGACTGACATTTTCAGTCTCATTTACTTTTTCTAAAGTAGATAAGTCGTACTCCATCCAATAGTCTATCTCTAATATGACCGCTCTTGCACCATCATTAAAATCACTTTTTCTGGCAGAATCTTTGTCAAAAGTACATTCTTTTTTCAGGCAAAAACCAGCAAGAAAATCATATATCCTTTTTCCTTGAGGACTGCCACTGAATATATGCAGAAAGTCGCTGTTCCTTTGTTTGATTCTTTCTTTTTCTGTTAGTGCCATTACGCAACTTCTTTAAATTTATTTATATGCGTTTTTTGTTTCGCCAATTTTTGCTTTCTTGTAAGTTTCTGTTTTCTTGATGTCCCAGTTTTCTTTTTTAAACCTGTAAAATGATTATTGTTATGAATGTGCCCACTCTTTCTATGCTTAGACATACCAAATGACATTACGTTTCCTTTCTATGTTCCATTACCAACTCTTAATCATTACTTTAATTACATGAAACAATGACTCGTGCGCATATACCTTATTACCTAAAAAGAAATACCAAAGTTCTTTCTTGGCAAAATAATTGTACTTTTTTTTAAGTAATATTATTTCTTTCCTTTCTTTGGATGTTTCGCAAGTTTACGAGCAACCTTTGGTTTCTTTGCAAATAAAAACTTTCTTTGCTTTTGACTTTTAAACGGCATTTTATACTCCTATCACCGCAGCAGAAGGACTCCCATCTTCTGGTGCTTTGGTTCCGTCTTTGTATGCCTGACCACCTGTTTGAAGCATAGCCAACTCTAATGCCTGTTGTTCTTTTAATGCCCTTGTCTCTCTCTTTTCTTTACGCTGCTCTTCCGAAGCCATGTCCTCTGTATTAACACCCAAAGTACGGCCAAGTCTTTGTATAGCATCGTCAGAGTCAACGTTGTCAGTTGCACCTGGAAATACACTTTCCATTTCGCCAACGATATAAGCCCACTCCTGAAATGCCTTACTCTGCTGGCTTCTAAGCTCGAGGGCAAACGGACTGACAAATTCAAGGCCAAAGTTCACGCCTTCAAGCTCTGCCGGTGGCCGTTCTACAACACCATTCCTAATGAGAAGTAATATCGACCTCTCAACAAGTGGCGCAATCTGTTCATACCAGATACGGGCTACAGGAGTTCCAATCTTAGGCCACGTTCCACGTATTCGCTCCCTTATCTCTAAAGTTGTACGTCTATCGCCGGTTAAATTTTCTATTGGATTAAATGCGTTCTTATAAAAAGCCCTGTCAATTATTCCTGTCTGTCTATCGAGAGACTTTTCAGTTATATTAAAATTACCGTTAAGACCCTGGTCAACTGCTCTACTTGACGGCAGTTCTCTTACAATATTATTCGCACCAGGAAATGTCTTATACTTTCCTTCAAATGACGAAAGTGTTTCCCTGGCCGGATTAGCCCATTTATTACCAACTTCATTAAAGTCCCTGTTCATTCTCTGTAAAACTTTAATCTGCGGTAGCATTTCTGTACCTATACCACGTCCATCTTTCTCGTTAGCAGGACGTTTCCACCTTGCTGTATGGTATGGGAACTGTGGATAGCCGCCCTCAAAGACTGTCAACTTTTCCTTGACATTTACAACCTGCTCTTCCCATTTCATATTAGTGTTGATTTTTTGCGAAAGATTAGGATTTATAACTTTTCTTGGCTGGATAATATATATATATTCAAATCTGGTATTTGCCTTTTTTGGGTCGTTCGATGCCACAATGACCTCTAGGCCAGCCTTATCGCCAAACTCTTCAATAGCCTGTCTTGGTGTATAGTCTATCGTTACAATAATACCATCAACTAACTTTTTGCTATTCTCTATAAGTTGATACGTGCCGATAGTTGTATTGCAATAGTTAAGACCTGTCTTTGCCGTCCATTCCGAAAAAATACTTGCAGGGCCGAAATCAATAAGAGAACGAAGAACCTCGTCAAGTTCTGTTATGAAGTTTGAATTAAATATTTGGTCATGGGTCACCTCTGTCAGTATAGAAATATATCGCTGGATATTATCAGGTAAGTCGTTATTATTTCCAACTTTTATAGCAAAGAACTGCTGACCGGCGGGAAAAAGAATATGCTTTAAATTAGATACCATATCTTCTGCATCCAGCATAGGCGTTAAGTCGTATATCTCCTTTGTCCGAGGTGTCCCTGATTCAAACTTAGAAGTTATCTGGACATAAGGATAGAGATAAGTTGACGTATCCTGCCATAAGTTCCTGATATTACCCTGTGTGGCAAGTTCTATATTCCTAAGATTTATAATTTCTTCTGGAGTCATTATATACCTTTATTTCTAATCTACCTTTTCGTAGGTCTGTTCAAATATATCTGGCTTGCAAGGATAGTATTCATTTTTGACACCCTTGATTATCCAATCATTATCTGATATATACATATTGCCTTCCAATGTTTCTATAAAACAATTATTCGGCGAATGTTGATAATCATATTTGATTGGGACGCCTTGTTTTTTAAGATTATCAAAACATTCTTTCTGATTTCTGAATCTCCAAGCATCAATTACAACTGGCTTTTTTCTATATTTCATATCTATGTCCTAATATCTTGTGTATTCGTTATCTACTTCCGCATAAGTCTGTACTTTATATCTTGAAACCGTGCCAACACGATGACCACTACACGCTAAAATCATATAGTTCAATGCGTTTCTGAAATGCTCCTGACGGTCGCCGGTCGGTCGGTATCTGTTTACTATCGTGCCTTTTCTTTTGTCTTTTTCTTCAAATCTTGCACAATTACAACACTGTCTGGCAAACTCTTCAATCTCAGGACATTGTCTAGGTAGAATTATCTCGCCCATCGAAAGTAGTCTATGGGTCTGGTCGAATATACCAGTGCGATGAGCCTTTACTACTCCGGTGTTATTGTTAAAAGCTGAATCTGTAACCTGTGTATCGCTATACTCACACAGAAACACAGAAGGATTTATACTGCCACCGCAATGTTTTGTTTGATACGCCCTCGCCTCATCTTCGTAAGGTCTTATATCAATAACAGTACTCTTTACATTGTACTTTAGGGCAAGGTCGGAGATTTGGTTCCAGCCTTCTCTTCCCTCTGGTATCTTTATTGCGCGGAGTATTTCGTATCTGCCTTTTGGCATCTTCATGCCGATTACTACATGCTTAATCTTGCCAACGTCAACTCCCATTGCACATGGGCCAGGATGTTTTGTTGATAGCCCATCGTTACCACAACACATAAGAACGTCACTTTTTCTTAACTTCTCGCTCTTATCAGAATAAGGTCGCCCCATGCGTAACCGCCAGAAATCACCAAGATTACCATACGGTGGATTAACCAAGTCTTCTAAAATCTCGGCAGGGTCGTTAAATGATGTCATTAACTGACTTGCCATGTACCCGTGCATATACTTAGACTTATCTGGAAAGTCGGGAACCCACTCGCCAGTACCCTCACCAGCCCATACATGAACTTCCTTGCCACATTTATCACACCCTACATAACCAGTACCGTCAGGTCGTATCTTCACACACTGCGGAAAACTCTTCTCGGCACAAGTCCAATGACCACAACTACATTTCCTAAACCAATATCGCTGGTCAGACGAATTGTGTGACAACAATCCATTGGCTATAAATGTTTTCTTATCTGTTCCTAATGCAACAACCTCTTTTACGCCAACATCTTCTATTTTTGTAATCTTGGGAGTTTTTGTACATCCACCATCGTTACCAACAGATACATTTTTCAGATATAAATCTGTTTTTTCCAGTAAACGACAAGGACGAGTAAGGCCAAGCAGTCTTAATCTAACTGGCATACCACCTTTAATAAACAAAGAAACATGTTTCTTATCAGACCTTTTATCAATATGGCTATTACAACTATAAGGTATATTTAATTTATCTAACAAGAACTTTGTTTTCTCAATCACGACACCTTCATTTTGTGCTACTGTAAAATAGATTAGTCGTTGGTTTCCGCCACTTCTTGTCTGCAATGAAATACAACCTTCACCATCTAATACTCCGCCCAACCAGCCATATTCATAAGAATCTTTTTCTTCCCATGTCCCAATAGATAAGATTTTGTCCCCGATTTTTAACTTATCGGTACACTTCCAAGTTACATTGCTATTCCACGAAACTAACCATTTATGCTTTTTGCTTACAGTAACCGATGTTCCGTCGTCAAGTGTTAATTTTGAGCAAGGCAAACTCACCCTACCACATCCAGTTATTGTGGATATATCATATCTTCTGGTCTTGCTGCCCTTTTTATGATATTCATCAAAACCAACCAACTTATCGCCGGTGCACAATTCACTTGCCTGCTTCCATCTTAAATCGGCTGTAAGTATTTTAGTGTCGGGTGTAACACACTTGAAAATAAGGTCAATACCAAAGTCCTCGTGAGATGGATTACCTAAATAAACTTCGTGCTTGTGAGGACTCATTCCCATGCGGCCTTTGTACTTTTCAATTACGTCAGTGTCCATAAAATCAACTTCGTCAAAGACTACCTTGTCTACCGAAAAACCAGAAGTCTTAGAACTGGTACTCTCTGCTGAATCGCCAACCTTCTGACTTAACCTTGCGCCACGAAGATATAACATCGCACCATTGACATTCTTTAGTGCAGTAGTGTCAGTTCCACCAGAGACATTCTTAACATACCTGCCAATAGAAATCTTATTAGAAGCTATTAAAGGCTTAAAAACAGACTTGCTATAGTCGCCAACTTCATCGTTAGTAGGGAATATATGCGCAACACCCATCTTGTACTTGCGAGTTATCATACCATGTATATCTTTAAGAGACTCCATAACAGTTGCGCCAAAGCTCTGGGCAGACTTCAAATAACATATCCGACGAGAATCAGAACCCATCGGCTCAATCTGGTACTCGAAACCCTTAACAGAGTATTCGCCAGCCTGAAGACGTATCTTTCTTATTCAACCTCGCCCAATAACCAGCGTCAGCTATCGCTAAATCGTCAGGGGTCATTTCGTCAGACATATCACACCAAAACTAACTATAATTACCACTACTAACATGAGTACGATAAAAAACTCCTAATTTAACTCGGCTGTAATAAACTTTTTAATCATCCAAGCAACCATACTCTTGAGACTATTGCCGCCTAAATAAGTAGCAAAAGCACTATTCGCCTGTGTATTTGTAAACTCTACATAGTACAGACTACCCTTGCACCATTTTTGTTCTTTAACTAAATTGTCACCCATTTTAGATATTTCTATCACAAAATCAGAGTTCATTTCTCTATCTCCTGTGTCCTGTATTGGTGTCCTGTATTGGTATTTTTCATATCAATATATTTAACATAAAACAATTCAATAGCCTTATTAAAATCCATGAGCGCACCAGAACACCAAGCCTTTGAACCTTTTTGTATTACTAACTGGACGTAAGCATAAGTACCAGAACCTTCGTCCTTCCAAATAAATCTGCCATCATCGTCAGAGGCGGGGTCAAAGGCGAAAATTCTCTTGTCTAAGTCTATGCTCCACCCAGCCCTAAAGATTCCGATAAGCATGTCGGTTGTAGTAATCGCTATTTGTTCCATTATCTATAACCCGTGTCCGATATTCCTAAAATCCATATATTTTGAGGAAGAGACTATATACTATCGACCCCCGCCCCCATTGGGGGTTAAGGGGTCTTGTGTCTCGATTTAAGCATGCTTTATTGTTTATAGTCATAATCTATACCCTTGCCTTGATTCAGTGGACTGGCGAGCTTTGTACGCAGTCCTGGTTGGGGTTGATGTGCTGTTCAAAGACTGCTGTCGATGCTGTTGGATACTGGCCAACCGGACACTCTAATCCCTTGCCTTGTATGTATTGTAGTTGGCTACAACCTCGGCAGCCGCTTGACACTGGTTCACACAATACTGCGTTCGCATAAGTACGTGTATCAGGTCTAACATCTGATTGTTTAGACCCAGTGTTATGTTTAGACCCAGTGTTATGTTTAGACCCATCATCTATTTGTTTAGACCCATCATCTATTTGTTTAGACCCATCATCTATTTGTTTAGACCCACGCCTATTACGCTGCCATTGCCGCATGTATTCCTTTTGATACGCTGTCTTGGCCTGTCCTGTAAGCATTACGCCCCTTTCACTAGCAGTATCTGTGCTAATCTCTTGGCCTCACGGTACTTAAGCTCACTAAGCTCAACGGCTTGCTTGTCATCGCTAGCGTCCTTATCCATACCGTAAAGTCTTGCATGGCCAGTGTTTGCAGCTACTGCTGCGCTAAGCTGGTGTTCTTTTTCCGCTGTTTTCATTATACGGTCGTAATTCTCACCCGCTACTTTAACTGTGAACTCTGCTGCTTTAGCATTACTACTATCCAGCCTTGCTATTTCAGCCTTGACTCGGACATTAGAGAACACAACATCCGCACCTCTACCACCCTCAATAGAGTATGCTCGACTATATCCTATTGTTTCAAGAGCCTTGCATTTTCTCCGGCCATTAGAACAATATTCCCTTGCTATTGCTTCAACTGTGCTTTTATCTTTTATGCTTGGCATATATTACTTTTGTCTTCGATTTAAGCCGTTATTATTCATTATCCCTTTTTTATGTTATGTGTTTAGTAAACTCCTTGCTTTGTTATGTATCTATCTAACATTGTGTTTAAAAAAAAACTATATCACTCTTTTTAAGCAATTAAAGAGTATTGCCCGCTGTATCTAGCTCCTTCTTGTTGCGGCTCGGCTTTATTCTATTCCCGCAAAATGGACATTTTTGCCCATCAAAGACTTTAGCCATATCGCAAATATCACACCAACTGCCTTTCCTAGAAGGCTTACGGGCCATTGACCGATTTGTGTCCCATTCTTGACGATTCTTAATCATTCTAAAAGCAGGTATTTTAACCGATTATGCCGGTTATGTCAAGTTTTAATCCAAAACATAGCGAAAATAGTCCTCAAATAATTGGAAACACACCCTTGACTTGTATATACCTTGAAATTATTTTGCAAATGAATCGCTGTTTTTGATACCGTCAGGCACTATTTTCAATCTTTTTTTATTTTTTACTTGACTTAGTGATTAATTGTGCCGATACTATACTTGTATTGATAACCTTATTGAGAGGATAGAAAATGAAAACTGTTGGTAGTCAAACACGAGAAACATTAGCAGAAAACGGCGATTATCACATTATCGGATTTCGGGCAAATAAAACCATAGTTATCCTTGAAAATTTAGGTGATGGGAACGCAGAGTTATGGTTTAAAAACGACCATGCTGCCGGTTATGTCCTTGAAATCAACGGCGTTGGTTATGAATTTGCTCGGTCAATAAACTTAGATTAACCCTGGTCAGTTGCGGCTGGCTTGGCTTGGAAATCACCTAGCTAAACTACCCCCGACCTTGAGCTAGCACAAGCAAAACTGGATCGTTTTATTTCGGCGAAAAGCCGGAAAAGAGGATGAAAATGAATAGACCACTAATGCTACTAATATTTTGGCTGATTGTGAACATATATTGTCTGATAGTCTTTTATGAGACTATGGGCGGAAAGTAGAGGTTGATTATGTACAGATTAAGACGATACAAAGATGGCAGATTTGTTGCCCCAAGCGGTTCGATAAAGTCTTATACCCCACACAAAGAAGGCGCAAGGCATTACGAGACTCGTGAAGAAGCCGAAAAGGACAGATGCGTTGAGTCTGAATACATCGAAAGCGATTTAGCTTAATAAGCCATTAGGCCGGAAAGTGAGGAATTATGAAAGCTGTTAACGAACTGATCGAGATGCGTATCGACCATTGTAGAGAATGTCATTGTGTTATTGGGGATGATTGGGATTACAAAGACTTCACCAGCAAAACTATTATAGTCTGCCCGCAATGCGGTACTGAAATTGATTGCTGCAATAAAGAGGTTGCTGTGGGCTTTACAAGAGGAAAATGGGTAAAAGCAGAAAAAGCATTTAGCTATTTAATAAGAAAGAAGGACATGAAAACACACATTGCGAACTGCGAAGGGTCAAGAGACGGTCTGCCATTGAATACTCCCGAAGCCAACGCCCGCCTTATAGCCTCCGCACCGGATTTGCTGGAAGTGTGCAAATGGGTATCACGGGGCGAGCATCATTCAGCTTGTGTTCATCACAAAAATTATATGAAGTGTGATTGTCAAGTTCAAGCTGCCAAAGATGCTATTGCAAAGGCTGAAAAATGAAGAAATTTACAAGAGACACACATTGGTACGTAGGAAAATTTGGAAAATACCTTGTGATGTATTACAATTAAATTAAAACCTTTAGGAGTGCCTTGTAATGGAAAGTAAATATGCTAATATAAAACAAGCCATAGTGCGAATCAAAATTCTTGAGGGCAATATTGCCCGCCTAAAAACTGAGCTTGCCTGGATTGATTTGCACTTATTTCAGTCAGTATCCACAAAAGCCACAAGACAATTTATTACAGAAAACACGCCAGAAGCAAAACGGTTCTCTTAAAATATGCGATTTATTAGACAAAAACCATCCTTCTTTCCTCTGTGGTCAACGGTTTTGGCGGTTTTTCGTAACAACAAAATCCAATAATTAGTATATGGTGTATGAGTTCTATAGTAACTTAATTCAAGAGATATGATTATGAAACGAAAATCTATTAAAGACAGGATCGAAGCTGCTCTGCTGCGAGGCGAATCTTTAACGCAAAAAAGGGCAAACAAGAAACCGTACTGCACAAGCAGGCTCGGAGCATTTATTTACAAACTCCGCAAGGAAGGTATGGACATTACCACAGAATTGATAGACGTGATATGCGAAGATAACCACAAAGCAACCGTAGCGAAATATTATTTTAAGGATTAAAAATGGCAAAAGAAAAAGTAAAATCGTCCAGACAAGTTATATATCTCGGCGAAGCATACGTTGACAAAGTTGAAACAATGGCCGTTAAACTTACAGCTAAATTTCAAAGACCTGTATCGAGAGAACTAGCGAATAGGTACGCAATAGATTTTTGTAATGCTTGCTTTGATAAAATGGTGCACAACATTTGAGTCTCTAAAATAAGGAGGGGGGCACGTTTTGTACCCTCCTTTTCTATTTACCGGCATCTCCACAACTTATTTACCCTTCAAAGACTTTGTGTCGTATAAACTGTATTCCTCGGATTATCTTCCGGCCTGATACCGACATCGCCGAACTTACGGAGTGCCTTGTATCTCCTTGCGGCTTGTCGCTCGCTCATACCACTGGCGATACACATCTCGTAATAAAGTCCATCAGCGTAAGGTTTGAGACTTCTACTTATTACTCCCTCTCGCATCGTCTGGCAGAGTGCATCGTGAACAAGGCTTGCCTCTTTACAGTATTTATCAGCATCGTACCAACCCAAAGTTATTATCCTGAACATCTTCTTAAATGGTACACTCGAACCATCCCACGAGTACGATTCATGGATAGAAAATCTGCCATCAGGAAACATACTAATATATTTTGTCCTAAAGCTATACCCCGTGATTGAAGTCTTTACGACATACCGAGCTTCTAATTTATATTTAAAATGTTTTGTAAGACTATATCTCATTTCGGCCTCCAGAATTTCCAGAATTTACGGGTATATCTTTCGCACTCTTCGGCTTCATGTCCATCAGCTTCAAAATAGAGCATACTACCAGTATTCCAAACT